TATAATGCCCTTACAAACTTTTGGGAACAGAATGGAGCAGGTATTGACATCAAGGATTATATGAACTATGATCCATACCTGGGTCGGATAACCGAAAATTCTGCCGCACAACCCCCACCAGAGAGTTGACAGGAAATCCACCCAATGCTAAAATAAATAGGTATTGAGACACCTGTAAGTCTCTTAACATTTCACATCAAAAAATTTTTATGGTTATTCGTTCATTTCTTGCTGGTGCCGTTGTATTAACTGCCGCACCAGTATTTGCTGCTCCAGCATCCTTCTCTGATGTACAACCTACTGACTGGGCATATCAGGCAATTCAAAATCTTAACTCACGATATGGATGTCTGGTTGGTTATCCTAATGGCACTCTGAAGCCTGCTGCTGATGCAACTCGCAGTGAGGTTATTGCTCTGACAAATCATTGTCTGGATAACATCACTCAATTCTATACACAAGCAGATGCCAAACTTGCTGCTGCTCTACGTGCTCAGATTGGTGCCGTAAGTAATCGTGTAACTAAACTTGAAGTTGCTGCCGTAACTGCCACACAACGTCGTCAGTTAGGTGTTGGTAACTATGGTGGTGTTGCCTTTGCTGGTAATGCTGCTAACTATCCAGGTGTAACACCACTAGGTAATCGTGTATATGAGTCTGGTGTAACACTTCAAGGTCGTCTAAGGGCAGTAGAACTGGGTAATCAGTATGCTGTTTCTGCTCGTCCTTATGTAACATTTACTGCCACACCTAACTATGTGAATGGTTGTGTATTTGGTGGTGGTCTTGCTACTCTTGATATTCCACTCTCACGTAGGACTCTTGCTGATGGATCTAAAGTATCTACTGCTAACCTCTATGTTGGTGCTGGTGGTCAGGTGGGTGGCAATCAGAGTGCTGGTGTCGGTGTAGTTGGTGCTGAAGTATCGGTAGCAAACAACGTTGTTCTGTTTGCTGATGCCAAAATCCCCTTCGCAGAAACTGGTGCCGAAACCTTTGGTTCTACTCGTGTTGGTCGTGCTACATATAACTACGGCAGTGGTCAAGGTTACAATGTAACTGGAACTGTTGGTGTGGGTATCAAGTTCTAAACCCGTCGAATTCCACGGGATTAAAATGGGGGAATTGTATCCCCCCTTCTCTTTATAAAACTATATGACAATCACAACCGAAGACGGCAATCGTCAAAATATGTTTGCTGTAGAACCAAAAATGTACATTACCGAGGAAGACATGACACAACACAAAGAACAAACTTATGCCCAACGTGCAGAAATTCTTAATGGAAGACTGGCAATGCTGGGATTTGTAATTGCCGTCGGCACATATCTAACTACCGGACAAATTATTCCTGGGGTATGGTAGTCTAAATATAGGGCAAAATAAAAAATAATTCATATGAAAATCGATCTACATAAATTCTTTCAGTATTACGATGAGAAGAATCCAAAACACGTTGCTGCTATTGAGCAACTTGAAAAGGATCTGAATGATTCAGTATTACTAAATGATGATTCAAACTGGGTTCGTATTTACAGAACCAAAATTGAAAAACCTAAATCTGATATTCGTTTAGAAGTTCCTTATTATCCACAAACAGATAACTATACAAATGCAGAACGCACTTGTAATTCCTCTGCCTGTGCAATGTGTCTTGAGTATCTAAAACCCGGAACTCTTAAAGGAGCAAAAGGAGATGATGCTTATATTCAAAAAGTATTTGCCATCGGTGATACAACTGACCATTCTGTGCAGACACAAGTTCTCGCAAATTATGGAATTCAGTCAAGTTTTAGTTATAATCTTTCTTTTGCTGATCTTGATAAAAGTCTTAGTGCTGGCAAACCTGTTGTTATTGGCATCTTACATCGTGGTTCTTTGTCTAATCCTACGGGCGGCCATATGGTTGTAGTAATTGGTAAGACACAAAGTGGTGACTATGTTGTAAATGATCCTTATGGATCTTTGAATGATGGTTATACAGGTGATGTTTATAATGGCAAAGGTGCTATCTATAAGAAATCAGATCTATCTGCTCGTTGGTGCCCAAATGGTAATGACGGATGGGGCAGAATCTTTGATGTAAAAAAGTAGAAAACTCTATTCCCAATAAAGGAGTAGATCTTATTAAAGAGTTTGAAGGTTGTCATTTGCAGGCATATCCAGATCCTCTATCAGGCAATCTTCCGATTACTATTGGTTGGGGAAGCACCAGAGATTTGAATGGAAAACCATTTAAACTTGGTCAAAAGATATCACAAAAAGTTGCTGATGATCTTTTGATAAATCAAATTAAAAACGAGTTTCTTCCTACACTTTCAAAAATACCTTATTGGAGTGAGATGACAGATGGAAAACGTGGTGCTCTTCTCAGTTTTGCTTACAATCTTGGATCTGGTTTTTATGGATCTGGAAATTTTAGTTCAATCACTGCAAGATTAAAAAATAAAGAATGGGATAAAGTTCCTGATGCTCTTTATCTTTATCGTAATCCTGGTTCAAATGTAGAAGCAGGTCTGGCACGAAGAAGAAAGGCAGAAGGAAAACTCTGGAATTCCTAGATTTCTTTCTTTTCTTGTTTGTGAATCCAAGTTTTTAATCCATCAACATACTTCCGGAGATATTCTGCTTGTTCTTCATGCCAGATATCTCCGGTTTTTAAGTATAGATTTGTATGATTATCAACTGCTTTTAGTATCTTATGTATGGGCCCATTCCAGTCCTCTCTCTGAGGGGTGTTGAAATCCCTTGACATAGGTGGGAAGCATTTTAAGTATTTAGAAAAATCAAAGTTGAGTATTTATACTGATTGACCTTTTATTAAGATTCTATTATACTAAATAAGTTAGGAAACAAAGACAAAACTTTACGATTCCTTACATTCCCGCTAACCAAGACCTATGGGAATTCAAACACGTCTTTTTACCTACACTGGAGGGTGGTGTAGGAATACTGTCACCAGTTCGTTCCCCCGAACTCATATTTACTACCCTTTTATTTCAAATGACTGCTACAATTGCCTTACAAAGACAAACAAACCCTTGGCAACAATTCTGCCAATGGGTAACCTCAACTGACAATCGTTTATATGTTGGTTGGTTTGGAGTTCTGATGATTCCTACACTGCTTGCTGCTACTGTATGTTTCATTGTTGCCTTCATCGGTGCTCCTCCTGTAGACATAGACGGCATTCGTGAACCTGTATCTGGATCTTTACTCTATGGAAACAACATCATCTCAGGAGCCGTTGTCCCCTCCTCAAACGCAATCGGACTACATTTCTATCCAATTTGGGAAGCTGCTTCCCTTGATGAGTGGCTTTATAAATAATATTGGGTCACTTTAAACTGGGTGAATTGCTGGAAAGCTAAGTTCTCTATGAAACACAAACATCACCTTACTCCAAAATATCTTGGTGGTTCTAATGAACTACAAAATCTTGTAGAAGTTTCTCCAATTCAACACGCTATGTTCCACTATTGTAACTGGCGTCTTTGGGGAAATACTGAAGATAAAATTGCTTGGAGAGCACTTGCAGGATACTCCTCAAAGGAAGAAATAATTCATCAAGTTATTTCTCTTGCAGGTAAGAAAGGTGGTAAGATTGCAAAAGAAAGCGGACAACTTCTTGCCGCTGCTCTTAAACAACCTAAAAGTGTAAGACAGGAAATTGGTAAAAGACTTATCAATTTTGCTTATAAGAATCCTAGAAACGCAACACAAGAAACTCTTACTAATAGAAAGTATAAGAAAGTATTTCACATTTACGAAAAACTAACCGAACGATCTATTGGTAATCATCTTGGGGATGTAATATTTAATTCAGATGAAGATAAAACACTTAAAAATGTTTGTTCTATCATTCTCGAAAAATATGGGATAAAAGTTTATCCTACACATCTTAATAGTGTTGCTAATGGAAATAGACTTTTGACAAGTGGTATTTCCTGTAGTTGGATTTTAGAGAATATGCCAATCAGCAGCCAAGCCTCAAGTACACTTGAGGAAGGTTCAGAGACTACTGGAGGGGTTTAGTCCCCTTAATAACCAGATTCAGCGCCCAGCCTCTTCTATGAAGAGTGAAGATATAGTCCAATCTATATGGAAACATATAGTCCCCCGATTGCTACAACGGGGGCCCGTTCCAGCTCATCATATTCCACTTCCTCATTGGCATCTATGCTTACATGGGACGAGAATGGGAACTTAGCTATCGATTAGGTATGCGTCCTTGGATCTGTATTGCGTATTCAGCACCTGTTGCTGCTGCCTCTGCTGTATTCTTAGTATATCCTTTCGGTCAAGGTTCTTTTAGTGATGCGATGCCTTTGGGTATCTCTGGGACATTCAACTATATGCTTGTATTTCAGGCAGAACATAACATTCTGATGCACCCATTCCATATGCTTGGAGTTGCTGGTGTCTTCGGTGGTTCACTGTTCTCTGCGATGCACGGTTCACTTGTAACCTCATCACTGGTTCGTGAAACTACTGAAACCGAAAGTCAAAATTATGGATATAAGTTTGGACAAGAAGAAGAGACCTACAACATTGTTGCTGCTCACGGATACTTTGGTCGTCTTATCTTCCAATATGCTTCGTTCAACAACTCACGTTCACTTCACTTCTTCCTTGCTGCATGGCCTGTTGTAGGCATCTGGTTCACTGCTCTTGGTGTATCCACCATGGCATTCAATTTGAATGGCTTCAACTTTAATCAGTCACTCCTTGATAGTCAGGGACGTGTTGTAAACACCTGGGCTGATATTCTTAATCGTGCTGGTCTCGGCCTTGAGGTAATGCACGAAAGAAACGCACATAATTTTCCTTTAGATCTTGCTGCTTCTGAGTCAACTCCTGTTGCTCTCACCGCACCTGCTATTGGTTGATATTTGTAAAAACTGAATAAGAATGAAGAGACCTTTACAGGTCTCTTTTTTTATGGTATTATGTATAAATAGTTTCATAGACCCTTCCTCGTGCTAACTGGATTAAGTGTGACGCATCACTACAAGAACTTGAACTACTCGTAGAAAACCTCAAAAAATTATGAACAAATTTTACACTTATGCTTATTTGAGAGAAGACAGAACCCCTTATTATATTGGTAAAGGTATAGGGAAACGGGCATATGATAGTTGTCATAATGTAAAAGTTCCAAAGGACAAGGATAGAATTATATTTCTTAAGAAAAATCTTACAGAAGAACAAGCATTTAGACATGAAATCTATATGATTGCTGTGCTTGGTAGGAAAGATTTGGGAACAGGTATTCTTCGTAATATGACTGAAGGTGGTGAGGGACATTCAAATCCATCACCAGAAGCAAGAAGAAAAAATGCAGAATCTTCATTGCTACAATATCAAATGGGTATTGGTATTGGAGGACTTACGAAAGAACAAGAAGAAAAAAGAAAAACTAATGCAGCAATTGAATCGAAAAAGTGGCGTATCAAAAATAACTTTAATGGTGGTTCTCTTGGCAGAACCTCTCAAAAACATAGTGCTGATAGTGCCAGAGCTATTGAAAATGGATGTGCAAAATATTGGAAGTCTATGCCAGAAGAAGAAAGATATGCTCGTCGTCTTGAACAGGGAAAAAAAGGCGGAGCAAAAAACAGAGAACTTGGAATCGGGATATGTGGACTATCTTTTGATGAAAGATCAAAAAATGCAAAGAAAAAATTCGAGAATCCAGATGTTGTTGAAAAATATAGACAAAATATGTTAGAACATTGTAAAAATGGAACAGGAGCATATGCAACAGGAGTTCGTGAAAAAAGAATAGATACTAGATATAAGAATAAGAAAGGATTTGGTGAATTTTGTGTAAAAAGTCCAGAGGGAAAAATTTACAAAGGTAAAGGAAGAAAACCATTTGCCAGAGAACATGGATTACCAACAACTGGTTTTAATAATTTAGTGAGAGGTAGAATAAAGTCTTGTAAAGGATGGACAAAAGTAAACGGAGAATCTAATGAATAACCTACTCCCACTAATCTACTTCACATTCTTTGCTCTCACCGCACCCGCAATCGGTTGATATAATGCTAAGGAACTCTTCGGGGTTCCTTTTTTTTATTCTTACTTGACAAATCCCTCAAAGTGCTCTATAATATTATTGGTTAACCAATGAAAAAATTTTATGATTAAATCTATTCTTACAGCAGTTACCGCAGTTACTATGTCTGTTGCACCTGCTCTTGCCAATGAAACAGTAAAAGGTTCATACCCTTATACAACAGTTCCTCCATCATTGGCAGTGGCTTATGATAATGTGTCATCTCCAATTCTCTGTCGTTCAAAAGCACGATCAAAATTCTTTGAACTTGCTGCGAGGGATATGTCTAGAGAAGATAGTAATACTCAATGGGCAACTGTTGGAAATATGAAAGTTGTTGTGTGGTGTGTGCCTGCTACAAATCAGGCAATCACTGCTGTTTCTGGTTACAGTGTAGTATCAGTAAATGAATTGCTGGATGTTGTGAGAACTGCTTTTTGATACTCAAATTGAATAGTTTTTAAGAGACCTCCTTCGGGAGGTCTTTTTTTATAATACGATATGATGTGGTCTAAACCACTTCTCAAAGTGTCCACCACCTCACCACTCTTCCCTAGTCTGTGCTATGATAACAACAGTTAAATCCAAATAAATTAAGTGATTTCTGCTGAAATTTATCAAGTTCTCACTCCTCTTAAAAACAAAACACTTAAAAAAATAAAAAGCAATCTAAAAGAAGATTCTCAAAAACTAAATATTATGAAGTCTGCAGTTCCAGAAATTAATGTCTATGGAACTTTTGAAAGAACATTCTCAACATGTCTTGGACACAAACTTCAGGAAGTTGCTGCTATATGTGGTAAAGATGTAGTTAATATTGATAAAGAAGAAAGAAAAACTTTAGGAATTGATATTCGTGTTTCCTTTGGTGAAGGTCAGATGAAACTTGGAACTAATACTCAGACTGGAACTCATAAGAAAGATTCCCTCCATAAATTGATTGAGACTACAAAAAATAACGGGACAAATCCATTTTTTGTTACTGCTCTTGGAGAGTCTTATAGTTATTTTGAAGATGGAGTTCTTTATATTGGTGGTGAAAAATTTTGGGAAAGGATTGGCATAAATTACACCGATCTTCATGATACAATTACAGAGGTAATCAAAGAAACATATGACGAAGTTAAATCCACTATCATCCCTACTCTCTGAGGATTTGGATTATCGTGAAGTAAAAGTTACTGATTTTGAAGTTCACTCAACTACAATTCAATGTGTTAGAGATTTTATAGAAACTTGGCATTATTCTTCGAATGTAAATGGTCTTAGAATTTCTCATGTATTTGGATTATTTTATCAAGATGATTTAATTGGAGCAATGATATATGGTCCTTTGGGGATGGCAAATACGTGGAAAAAGTATGCTGATTCGGAAAATGAAGTTATAGAACTTCGCCGTCTTTGTTGTATTGACAATACACCAAAAAATACTGAAAGTTATTTTATAGGTAAAACTTTGCGATGGTTAAAGAAAAACACAAATTACAAAACTGTTGTTTCATATGCAGATACATTTCATAATCATCAAGGAACCATTTATAAGGCATCAAATTTTGAATATCATGGATTAACTGCTAAAGGTAGGGTAATTCAGCACGGGGATAAATTTTACCATGATAAGTGTATTCGTACTTATTATGTCGATAAAAATGGAAATAAAAACCTCAAACCTTTTGCACAGAGAGTTAAAGATGCTCTGGAATCTGGTGATGCCAAGTATATTGATACTCCAGGAAAACACATTTTTATCTACAGGTTAATTAAGTAAAAACACACATAAACTTCTATGAACATTCTACTTCCCACTTGACCTTGCAACAGCAGCAACAACACCAGTTGCCTTGACCGCACCATCAATCGGTTGATATAATGCTAAGGAACTCTTCGGGGTTCCTTTTTTATCATAAATACTTGTAGATGCTTCTCTGTATGCACCTCTACGATTCTTCTTCAGATTACTTGTTTAATTTACACGTAACAAGTTCATCAGATGCAAAACGAATGTGGAGACAATCAATCAAAGACAAATGGAATCATAAATGTGCATACTGTGGAAACACAGAAAATCTTACAATCGATCATATCATTCCACAATGTAAAGGTGGAAGTGATTTTCTTACAAATGTAGTGTGCTGTTGTAGGTTTTGTAATAACTCAAAATCTCATACCGACTGGGAGGAGTGGTATTATAATCAGGACTTCTTTACAGAAGAACGATACGATGCTATAATCAATTGGATGAAACCAAAAACTAACTCAAATTTATATACGTATGGGTCCCGAAGAAACAATGCAACTTAATGAAACCTGAACGCATTAATCTTCAAACATTTTTTGGAGGTTTCATTATTGCACATCTATCAATTATCATACCAATTTTACTTATCTTATGACTTTCACAATTTACTCAAAGGATGGTTGCCCATATTGCACCAAGATTCAACAAGTATTTCAACTTTCTGAACTCAAATATGTAGTTTATAATCTTGGAAGAGACTTTGATAGAAATCAATTTTATGCAGAGTTTGGAGAGGGTTCAACTTTTCCTCAAGTGATTTGTGATGAACAACATATTGGAGGATGTTCTGATACGATTCAATATTTAAGAGAACAAAAAATGATTTGATGGACCATGGTGATGTAGATATAAATAAAAATGAACACCAAATCAATCGGGGTGTTGAACTTTTACTTCGAAATAGGAGGAGAGAATCATTAGCACCAAAAACTTTTCAAGTGAAGTTTGGAAAAATGATTACACTCTTTCAGAGAGAGTTTGATTTCTTTATTGAATTTCACTTTGATATAAGAAAAAAATAAACTCTCTGGAGAAGGAAAATGGAACCAGCATATGTAACCGCATTTTTTTCAATGCTTACTTTGTTATTTTTTATGGTTGGTGGAGTTATAGGATGGTTGGCATATAGACATGCTCTCGAAACAAGAACTCCATATTTGCACCCAGAGTTTTTTGATGAAAATGGACAAATAATTCCCGATGAAGTAGTATCTGTAAGATTTGAAAACAATTATGACGAGTACGATGACGACGACGAAGAAGAAGACAACGACGAGTGAAAAACCAATTGAAACTCTTCCTCCCAACCCATTTATCTTTGAGATTTTAGATTTAGCATCTAAACAAAGGTCAAACGCAAAGAAAGTTGAGGTTCTCAAGACCTATGAACATGATTCATTAAAGACCATTTTGATTTGGAACTTTGATGAAACCGTAATATCTCTTCTTCCCGAAGGAGATGTTCCTTATGGTGATCTAAAGGATCAGAATGTTTATTCCGGTAATCTTTCTGATAACTTGATTCGTGAGGCAAATGGTGGTGAGGCTGCCACAATGCAGGATCTTGAAGGAAGAGGAAGAACTTCATTAAGAAGAGAATATCAAAATCTTTATCATTTTGTAAAGGGTGGTAATCATAATCTTTCTACAACTCGTAGAGAGATGATGTTTATCAATATGCTCCAAGGTCTACACTCCAAAGAATCTGAAGTTCTATGTCTTGTAAAGGATAAAAAACTTCAGACAAAATATAAGATTAGTCTCGAAAATGTAAAAGAGGCATATCCTGATATTGTATGGGGAGGACGTTCTTGATGAGTCAAGGTATTGTGAACAAAAACACTATTAAGAAGGGCAAAATGGAATCAGATTCAAAACAATCCGAAATTCTACCTTCTCAGTATGGGTGTGATATATTACTCGAAAAAACAAAATTAGAAGATACAAAAGATAAAACTTTTCCTCTTGATGCATATTTGGTTTGGTATGTGTCCGAAGGTAAAGAATATCTTGATCTCTGCCGTGCGAGTAAACAGGTAAATATTTTTGATATGTATTATGATAAATATGGTCCAGGAGCACTTCAAAAGATTAAATATGGATATGGAACAATAAGTCCCAGGTCATGGGGATATAGAACACCAGAGAAGAAGAAAAAAAGATGACTGCAGGATTTGAAAATAATAAAGCAAAAGTAATTCTTGATGATGATGAAGTATCAAAACTCTTGAAGAAATATAAAAAAGTTAAGCAATATATGAAGTCTCCTCTTTTTGCTGTGAAAACAATGGACGGAACCGAGTCATATGTAAGTTCATTGATTAAAGAAGCACAAGAAGATCCAGTAGACTGATGGGAAAGCACTACTTACTTAATCTGTATGGATGCTCGTTTGTTCTTTTGAATGACGAGCATTATCTTGTAAGGTTACTCGAAGAAGCAGCAGTTATAAGTGGTGCAACAGTTCTTCAAACAGTTTTTAAAAAATTTGATCCGCAAGGAGCAACTGTAATATGCCTACTTTCAGAAAGTCATATTAGCATTCATACATGGCCAGAAGAAGGAAAGGCAGCAGTAGATGTTTATACTTGTGGAGATTCCGATCCAAAATTGGGTTGTGATATGATTATCTCACAACTTCACTCAACAAACCATACACTTTCTTACATAGAACGATGACTCACGATACTGTCTTCATCTCAGATGTTCATTTGGGAACCGACCGATGTAATGTTGAAAAGTTTCTCAAGTTTCTAAATCAACTTGATACAAAAAAACTTGTAATGGTTGGAGATATTATAGACATATATTGTATAGAAAAATATAATACTCTATGGAAAACTCAACATACAAAAGCAGTTGAAAAAATTCTAGAATTATCCAGAAAAGGAACAGAAGTAATTTATATTCTTGGTAATCACGATGCAGTCGCAAGAAAATATGTAAACACCAGTTCTTCTTATCTACATCAAAATCTTATTATCTGTGATTCTTATATTCATCACAGCACAGAAAACAGAAAGTTTTTATGTATTCACGGTGATTTTTATTCGGAGTTCTCATCTGGTTCCTGGAAGCAATATTTTATGAACTGGGGATATGAAACAATCACACCTTTGAATATTTTTCTAAACAAGACTTTTGGTTTTTCTTTGATTAATTTTCTCAAATCAATTCCAAGAGGTAAAAAGTTTATTGATAAGTATGAAATGGATTTGATACATCACGTAAGAAGAATTGGAGAATATGATGGTGTGATTGCCGGACATATTCATCATGCAAATATTCGTGAGTATCAGGGAACGACTTATATGTGTGCCGGAGATTGGACAGATACTTGCTCTGCACTTGTAGAAAAAGATGGTGTCTTTGAAATCATTAAATATTGAACTTGACATACTCTTGTTTTTTGCCTATAATATCTTTGCTACAGATGAAAACCTATGAATCAAGATAAACTTAAAATCATTATTAAAAATCTGGAACTTCTGGTCGATTCCTTAAAGGCAGAAGTATATTCAAGTCCAGAATCTTATGCATATGAAGCAGTTGCTCCACGTATTGGAGACATAGATGATTACGATGAGGTTTTTGAGGATGATGACGACTAATGAGATATAAAGAAACTATTCGTCTAGTAAAAGAGGCACTGGATAATCCAAGTCTTTATAGTGAAGAAGAGATTATCTATATGAAAAAGGCACTTGATAATGCGATGCTCTCACTTGCCCGTAAAAAATATAATAAAAAGAAAAAAGGATTTGGTAATTATGAAAACCCCGACAGTTAAACTGATTAGAGTCACACCAGATGCAGAACAACATATTGCATATTGTGCTCGTGTCAGTAATCCAAAAAATCAAAGTAATCAGGGTTTTGAGGGTCTGATAAAGTATTGTATCAAAAATCAACACTGGAGTATTTTTGAACACGCATTTCTAACAGTAGAAATCAATACTTCACTTGCGATTGCGACACAAATTCTTCGTCATCGTAGTTTCACTTTTCAGCAGTTTTCACAAAGATATGCCGACAGCACAGAACTACAAGTTGAACTTCCTGTTCCAGAATTACGAAGGCAGGATACTAAAAATCGTCAGAACTCAACTGATGACTTACCGGCAGATGTAAGTATTTCTTTTCATACCAAAATAGAAGAACACTTTAAACAAGCAATTGAAATCTATCAGGAAATGTTGAATGCCGGTGTCGCAAAGGAATGTGCCCGTTTTGTGCTCCCACAGGCAACTCAGACACGTCTTTATATGAGTGGTAGTGTGAGGTCCTGGATACATTACATAGACCTTCGTAGTGCTCACGGAACCCAGGCAGAGCACAAGGAAATCGCAGAGGCAGTTCGTTGTATCTTTACATGTGAATTCCCAACAATCTCTTCTGCTCTCAACTGGACTCGTGAGAATTGTAACCCTTGCGAGTATCAGAGCGCAATCACACTAGAATAAATACCTCTGTATATTATTTGTAACAAATGGCAACTTATCCAATCGTAAATAAAGAGACTGGTGAAAAGCAGGTGATTGAAATGAGTGTTCATGATATCACCGAATGGTATGAAAATCATCCAGAGTGGCAAAGAGATTGGTCAGAAGGATGTGCTTCTGGTGTGGAACTTGGTGAATGGATGGATACACTTGTGAAGAAAAAACCTGGATGGAATGAAGTTTTAGATCGTGCATCAAAGGCTCCTGGGTCTAAAGTAAAACCAATCTAAAAAAAGAATGACAAGAAAAAGAAGTCAACCTGCATCTCCGGTTCCTTTTGGAATGGGTAATCGACAAATGAAACGTAAAAAACCGATTAATAGTGAATTGATGAGAGAGATTGAACCTCTCACCAATAATCAAGAAAAATTTTTCAAGTCATATGAATTGAATCAAAATATTGTTGGATATGGATGTGCCGGAACCGGTAAAACATTCATCGCACTTTATAATGCTCTCAAGGATGTTCTAAATGAACGTAGTCCTTATGAAAAAATTTATATTGTAAGATCTCTTGTTGCTACTCGTGAAATCGGATTTCTTCCTGGAGATCACGAAGACAAGTCATCACTTTATCAAATTCCATATAAGAATATGGTAAAGTATATGTTTCAAATGCCATCAGAGTCTGATTTTGAAATGCTCTATGGAAATCTAAAAACTCAAGGAACGATTAGTTTTTGGAGCACATCCTTTATTCGTGGTACAACTCTTGACAATTCGATTATTATTGTTGATGAATTTCAAAATTTAAATTTTCACGAATTAGATTCTATTATTACTCGTATTGGTGAAAATTCAAAAATTATTTTTTGTGGAGATGCAACACAATCTGATTTGATTCGCACAAATGAAAAAAATGGTATTGTAGATTTTATGAAAATTTTGAGAGCAATGCCCTCGGTAGATATCGTTGAATTTAATGTTGAAGATATTGTTCGTTCTGGTTTAGTTAAAGAGTATATTCTTGCAAAAATGGAAGTTAAAGTATGACATTTATTCATCATAATTTTTTAGGTGATCTTGAACTAGAAAAGAAAGAAACAAATGGTATTCGTCTGTATCATCTTCCTGATGGTCAGTGGGTACCATCGATTACTTCTGTGACTTCTTTTTACAATCGTGAGATTTTTGTTAAGTGGAGAAAACGTATAGGACTCGAAGAAGCAAATCGGATTACAAAAAGAGCAACCGCACGAGGAACTGATTTTCACCAGGTCTGTCA